AATATGCAGCTAAATCTGTAACTGCAACTTGTTTCATTGTACCTGCATCATTAAATACAACTCTGTCTGCATCAACTACTGTAGTAGAACTAGCAGTTGTATCACCATCTATAATATTTAGTTCAGTTGTTGTTACTGTAGCACCGTCTAGTATCTCTAGTTCTGCTTCAGATATACCTGCTGAACCTATTGTAACTGTTCCTGCAAAAGTTACGTTAGCACCACTAAATGTCATAGCAGTAGTAGGTGTTGAACCTGATTTAATTACAAGTTCGCCACTACTATTTGTAAATGAACCATATGTAGCACTACCATTTTTAAGAGTAATGTCATCACCATCTGCATCAAGAATTATATCTCCTGCTGCATCAAGTGTAATTCCACCTGCACTGGCAAGTTTGATTGCATCGGCATTAGTGCCGTCAGAAACCAAATCCAAATCGCCATCAGCATTACTAAAAATATGCGTACCAGTATCATTAAAGTATAACTTTTCAGTGCTACTGATAAGTATGTCATCAGAGAATTGAAAATAATCTTCGTCTTCCATCCATGTAAGTACACCATCATTACTTTCTCCATCGAATGTAACGGCAATATCAGTACCTGAGGTAGCATCTCCTATAGTAATTGCAGTACCTAATAATTTAGTAATAGGACCACCTTCATTAGCAGTACCATCATGTGTGTGTCCACTACTCGCTTGAAACGCTGCTAATAATTGGTCAAACTCATTATTAGTATGAGCTGCTGTGATTACGTCACCATCTGTATAAGATGATTGTCTTGTGTACGTTGCTCCCATTTACCTTCTTGCTCCTAATTGATATTCTAATTGAAATCCTTTTAACGAGTATGGTGCTGTTGTTGCATTATCATTTACTCTTAATGCGACAGCAAAACCTGAACCCTCAACTGATTGTCTTAATAGTGGCTGTGATGCACCACCATATGTGGGTGTTCCGTAAGTTGATGTACCATATATAGCTACAACATCTTCTGAGTCTAGTGGATATGCAGAAGGTCTAGCTGAATTTTTATCTTCATAGTCATATCTTACAAACATATCAGCATTGATAGCTGATTCAGGTTTATAGTTTACGACAACCCTTTGCATATGTTTTCTTATTCCGGGGTCACCAAAGGTTAAATCAGGACTCCTATATCTACCTGACACAGTTGTGCCATTAAAATCATTGCCCTTTTCTTGTCTATGTATATATCCATCAAACCCACCATGTAAAACTATTACATTACCTGCTTCTACAAAAGTGTCTGTTGATGAAGGTTTAATTCCTTTTAACTCTGAAAATTCAAAGTTTTGTCCTTTCATAACACAGATAACACCTTTAGTATTATTTTCATTTGTGCCATCCTTTGAAAAGAATATTCTATATTGTGTTTTATCTGGAATAACAATTGACTCAAATAATTCTGAATCAACTAGGTTATCATCAAATATAGATTGCACGTTTGCACTTATAGTTCCAAGTTCAACGTCACCAATTCTAGCTGTACCTGCAACAGTTCTTAATCCATCAGGTCCTAGAAAAATTAAGTCACCTGCAAATTCTTGGATTGTATCACCATTTACACACCCTATGTTTCTAGTAACAGGTGTTACAGCAAAATCACTTGATGTACTTCCTGATAATTTAAATATTCTATTTTCACAGAATATAAATAAATCATTACGGAATGCTTTAAGTCCTACTATTGTATCATCAACTTTAATAGTACCTGCACCACTACCACTATTAAATGCATCTTCATCAAAAGGTTGACTAAATACTAATGTCTGTGGTGTAGTAGACTTACCTGCATAGAACATATGACTTTTAAATGCAGTTATAAATTTTGAACCTTCAACGCTTGACTCTGTTACATCCGTAGCTGCTAAAGAAGTATTAAAAACTGTTGGGTCATTAACCCCATCTACTACAATTATTTTATCGTTGCCATCAAAATTAAATCTTTCAAATGCATACTTACTAGCACTTGTTCTACCTGTATCTCTTTCAGTCCAACTTTCTGATACTGCATCATCTACAGCATGTGCTGCGGCTGTTGTAGAACTTGTTGCTCTTGTTACTCCTGTAAAAGTTGTAGATGTAACTCCTGTATATGTAAATATTTCAGAGTTAATTTGTAATGTACCACTTGAACTAAAACCTGTTGTGCTATCAACTGTAATTGTTCCTGAACCTGTCATTCCAGTTGCTTGTAAAATTTTAATAGATAGTTCAGTTGATGCAGAACTAAATATTTTTTCACCTCTAGCAGCTAATATATTGTTATTAAAAAAAGCTGTCATTAAAACTTTTTCAGAATCTGCAGATGTTTGAGGTACTATATGATTTACAAATTTTCTAAAGCCATTTATTCTTCTGTAACCACCTTCAATATCAGGTTCAAAGTTTAATAACTCTAATGCCTGTCCGGGTTGCATAATAAATGTAGAACGACTTTTGACTAATCCACCTTCACATACAAATGCTGAAGGGGTTGTTTGTGATAAATCAGGCACTAAATACTCCTTATATCAACGTTATACGTTCCATATGTTCCTGACCTTGGTATAAATGTAGAACGAATATAATCATATTTATTAACAAGTAAAGTTTGTAGATGTTTTATACCCTGCTCAAATCTTTGCATATTTAATTGATACTGTGAAGTTTCACCTCTATACTGATAAACAAAAGCTGTTGCACCATCTATAATAATAGCAGCAAATCTATCAGGAATTGTTGTTGTATCACTATGTGCAGACATATCTGATGGAAAAGTAAAGTAGTCAAACTTTATGCTATATGATTTATTGGGAAATGGATAAAGTAAATAATTGTTATCAGGTGTTCTAATAACAAATTCAGGAATACCACCTTGAGAAAATTGTGCAACTGTTACACCACTATCGTGTGCAGATGCTGTTGTTGAATTAGCACCTCGTGTTGCACCTGTAAATGTTGTTGAACTGCCTATAGCAGTATAGGTAATTTGTTCATTTCCTATAAACAAAGTTCCTGAACTGTCAAACCCTGATGTGCTTGTAACTGTAATTGTTGTTACAGAGTCTGTATGCGACTGACTTAATGTAGTTGAGTTTATTTCATCTTCTTGATTAATAACTGAATTTACATATTCATTATAATCAAGTTGATTTAATTTATAACCACCGTTTCCTAAATCAGTATCTTTAACAAGTCTAAATGTATTATAATCAACTGTTTTAGTTGATGTTGGTAAACTATATCGCACAACTCCTGCAGTTAAAGTTTTTGTTTCTGTATTATGATTAAAAGGGTAGTTAAACTCCCTTTGATTTATAAATCGTATAGATTCATTAACTGCATTTTGTGCTTGAACTTGTATACCTCTAGCAGAAGAAAAATTAGATGACGTTAATTGTACTTCATTTAATCTTGCCAAAACTTTATTTGTTAATGTAAGAAATGTTTCTGCCATAAAAATCCTGTAGTAAAAAGAGTGGCAAGTTTCCCTGCCACCCTATATAAGTTAAGCTAATTGGTCTCTATCGACTTCATCAGGCTTATCATCTAATCCATGCCCTGCTAAATCAATAACAGTTGCATACATTCTGAGTCTGCCTGTAGCTGGAGCAGCACCTGCAATCTTAGCATCAATAGTATCTGTAGTAGTTACAAATTGAGTGTAAGTTGAAGCTGCACTTCCCACAATAGTATTAGTTTGACCATTAGTGCCTGCTGCACAAAAACCTGTAGAGGTTATATCTGCACCGTCAATAATGTCATCACCTGCTGCAAAGTCCATGTCAAGAGTACAACTGCCTGTGAATGCTTTCATCACTTCTGCACCTGCATTTATGACTAGAGTATTTGCAGGTATTTCTAATACCTGAAAGATGTCTCCGTCTGAAAAGCTACCACCTGCTGCTACTAATGCGTCAATATCAAGGTAAGCCTCGATATTTCTCATTACATGAGTATTTTTAGCTGATGGCATTGCTACGATAGAATCGGAAGATACGCCTGTGGTATCTTTAGAAGTTAAATCAAAAGTCGCCATTTATACCTCCCTACGCTACGTTGTATTTAGCAGTTACGATTGCTTCAGGTCGAAGAATCTTTCTGCCATATAAATGCATTCCACGAACAATGTCCGCAAAAGAGTCTGGGTCTCTGTAAGACTCAGTCTTTGTAATCTGAGAAGCCGAAGCTATAGCAGATGAATGCCCTGCCACGATAACACCATAGTTAGTATTTTGGTTCGCAGAACCTGAAGTTCCCGGACCTGTTCCAACAGCTGGTAAGTTATTTGACATATAGATATCAAAACCATGAAGTTGACCAACAGTTAGTCCTGACCTTAATCCACCTGATTCGCCAAAGTCTGCATTCAGAAGACGTGAGTCTTCATCTTTTAGAACTTCGATAAATGTTGGATGTAGGACAAGCCATCTGCCATCTGAATCCACGAACTGAGTATCAAGCAGTCTAGCCATTCTAGCAATAACCTGTAAAGGTGTTGCTGTAGCAGTTGCTTGTGCAGTTGCACCGCCTAGTCTTGGTGCGAGTGGAATAGAGTGGTCGCCTGCACTAGAAGTTGTGATGTTACTGAAACTATCTTTTCTTACTTTCATTGAAGTCAACAATTCATCAGAACCTGCTGTTGAGACTGCTTTTGTGCCGCTTACAACGTCATTTGCAGTACCAGCTAAAGAACTAATTGCTGATTGCTTGAAACCAGATAAGTAACCAAGAACTTCCATATCATGTTGGTCTTTAAGTCTGTATCCTGCTCTATCAGATGCAAGAGACTCAAAGTTTACATGACTGTGTGCTTCTTCGATATCGTCTACTTTAAAAGCAAAGTAATTTGCTTTGTCAACGACAAGAGAAAAATCTTCGTCGTCGAGGTCTTGTGGTTGAATGTTTACGCCTCTAGCGTATTCCTTCACTGTGATTTCTGGTTCTTTAATAATTTTAACCGTATCACCATAGTTTGCAATTTCTCCGAAGTAATCACTATTAGTAATTGATTCAGCTACAGAAGATTTGCGGAAAGCCTGCTGAACTTTCTGGGAATAAATAATTGGACTGAAATTACCATTAGGTAAATTCCCGTATCCAGCAGCAGTTTTAAAAGCCATAATATTTCTCCTTGGGCTATAATACTACAATTTCTGAACACATATGAAAGACCAGACAGTACAGGTATCCTAAAGGGGCTGAACAAAACTGGGTAGTTTCTCAGAGTCTAAAATCGTATTTATGTAGGGTAAGAGTAGTCGTCCAAAGAACGAGGTCTATTGTGATACTATGTTGTACCACACTTTTCTACATTTGTAAAGAAAAAAATTAAGAAGCAGGTCTACTTACGTCATAAATAAAGTTTCCAGCTCTTATGGCTGACATAATAGACTCTTCATTTTTTTCAAACTGTTGAGCTGTCATTTTAGCAACTTGTGATTCTTTAAACTGATTTGACTGTTTTTCTTTAGTAGGAGCAGGACTTGCAGATGT